AGAGATTGACACTCGCCAACGAAGGTAAAGGATTAGACTTTACACTAGATGACGAGCATGAGGTAGTAGAACTATTGTCAGGTACTGCAATGTACAACACGGATTCTTTCTCAACATGGCGTACAGCCTTCCGTGAAGTATTGAAGTTACGTGCCGAAGATAGTGATGTTGCCCGTGAGCGCCTGGATGCCTGGATGAACAAAGCCGAAGGGGATTTTGCTCAGTACAGCATCCAAGGCGCAGTCAATGCCGATGAGTATTATGATGAAGTTGACGGTGATTTTGAACAACTCAAGTTGTCATATGAGTGGGCGTGGTTGCGTGAAAGATTTGAACAACTATGAAACGTATTCTGATATTAGGAGATAGTTTCGCCGCAGACTGGTCTACAAAATATGATTCATATTCGGGTTGGTCAAATCTACTAAGAGATAAATTTGTAGTCACTAACCTTGCGCAAGCAGGAGTTAGTGAATACAAGATTTACAAGCAATTGGATACGATCCGTTGGCTAGATAGTTATGACACATTCATTATAAGTCACACTAGCCCTTATCGTGTACATACAGCAAAACATCCTGTACACAGTGAAGATAAACTGCATAATAACGCAGACTTAATTTATTCTGACATTGAATATCATAGTAAGCGTTGGCGCAACCTATTTAATTTTGGCTTGCGCAGTGCAATGGGCTTCTTTAATCATCACTATGATATGGAATATTTTGAGACAACATATCGTCTTTATCGTAAAGCCATCGGTGATAGACTAAAATACAAAAACTATATCGTAGTCAACTTCTTTAAAGATATGGAACGTTACTATCAGGAAGATAACATCATAGACTTTTCAGATATGATACCTGAACATAGTGGCTTTATCAATCATTTATCAGAGTATGGAAATAAGTTGGTCTATGAAAAACTTTTGGAAAAACTTTAATCCTTTTCTCTTGCTTTTACAGCCATAATTTAGTATAGTGTAACTATGGCTAATCCCGTTATTCTCAATTATATCAAAAATCACGTAGACAGTAAGGGTGTGCCCACAATCTCAAATGACAAGTGGAACACCTTTATTACTCAGCATTCACAACAAGATATCAAGGAAGCACTTGCTGAATATATCATAGCCAATAATATTTCATTCCCTATTAAGGGAATTACTCAGCAAGAGTTCGAAGATAACTTTTTGAAGTTCTGTAAAACTTCTATGCTTGATGAGTACAAAGATTTTGATACTGTATTAGAAAAGTATCAATACAAATACAAGTATGAAGATAAGCCATTAGGTGTAATCGACAAGTCACATGTATATAACAAGTCTAGCGATTACTTTCAAGAACTAAATCGTATGAAGTGTGGTAGCACACTTGTAGACAGTCCTTATAATATTTGGACTACAAAGCATAAACTTGCTAAAATGAATTGGCACTTTTGGCGTAAAGGTGCGTTAGGTACTAGCGATATTTGTGCGGCTACATTCCGTAGTGCATTTCGTTTAGGTACATATACTGCTACACAGTTTAAGCCTAGTGTTGCAAAGGCACTATATGAAAAGCACAATGCTATTAATATACTTGATACAAGTTGTGGATGGGGAGACAGACTTGTAGGATTCTACGCTACACCCAACACACGAATTTATGTAGGGTGTGATCCTAACCCGGATACATTTGCAGTGTACAAACAGCAATGCATTGAGTATGAACGTTTACTAGGTGGTAAGCCAATTATTGTAGAAAATGTCAACTATTTTAGTTGCACGGGCGTTAAACATGTAGAGATATGGAATCTACCGAGCGAAGATGTTGATTGGAAGTTGTATGAAAACACATTTGACTTTTACTTTACATCACCTCCTTACTTTGAAACTGAAAAGTATGCAGAGTCAACTAGCAAGGTAGATGAACAATCTTGGAAGCGTTATCCCGATTACCAGTCATGGAAGAATGATTTCTTCTTTAAGGTAAATCGAATGGTGTGGGATACATTAACTGACGATGCATATATGATGATTAATATTGTTCCACCGTTAAGAGTACGAAGTAAGACTAATCTTTGTGATGAAATGGTTGATGATATCAAGACCTATCCTAATGCACATTATTTGGGTAAGATCGGAATGCGATTACAGGCTAGACCTCACGTGATCAGCAAGACAAAGAACGGTATCTACATTGAACCTATCTATGTGTTCAGAAAAAACAACAATAATTACCCAAAATCTGATGATTTCCACCATTTATTCAGTTTTAAGGCTTGACTTTAATTTAAAGACTAAATACAGTATGACTATGACACAAGCAAAGAACACAGCCGCACTTACGCTACTAGCGATTCCGTTAGCAGGCATCATTGCCCATGCGCTATATAAATTAGCACTAGAGGTATGGTGCATTGCATATGGTCTTATCTACTAAGGAGAGAAGCATGAACAAGTTACTATTAGGTACTATTTTTGCAGGACTGTTTTTAACTGCTAGCCCTGCTAGTGCCCAACACTGGGATCATCGCAGTGGAGTTGATCACGGTGGACGCCAGCATCCCGGCAGTTACAGAGAAATTCAGTGGCAACGTCATCACCATCATCACCATCACCGCCATCATCGTCACGGAAGATTGAACACTACTGAAAAGATTATCATTGGTGCAGTCATCGGCGGCGTAGTAGTCGATGCAATTCACCGTAATCGCACTGTAGAGCCTGTTGTTGTAACTCCAATCCCTGATTGTTATTATTTGCGTAGGCAAGACAACTTTGGTAATATTTACTACGAGCGTATTTGCCGATAATTGAATGAAAGTACGTTGTATAGATGCATGGGATAGTATCCATGATCAAGAAGCCTTTGTTCGTGATGTGACAGAAAATCATTATGATCGAATAATTATCTTTGGTCATAGAGAAATTGAACTACTAGTCCTAAAAAATAATCCCCATTTATTATCATTGCCAATTGAGAGTGTAATTGGTGCGGGAGAATTTATTGTCCCTAGACAATATCCAGTGACCAGTCACTGGAAAGAATGGTTTTTCATGCAATCATTGTCGCATTGGAAGGCTAATCATAAATTGCCTACTGAATATATTAAGCACGAAAAGAAATATCATTTTGTATCAATGAATGATCGAGGTCATGAGCATCGTTGCTACATGATAGATCAATTAGCAAAATACAATTTAATTGAAACTAACGCAGTCTCATGGAGAAATCATTTTTATAGCAGTGAGTTTAAGTTTGATTGGCAGTATTTTCAACCTAGAAAAATTATGTTAGATGGCCCTGAGGGTTATGATAAAGATAGGGCTTGGTTTAACTTACCAAAACAGTATAATCAATCATGCTTTCAATTGATAAGTGAAAGCGCAATGGATGCAACATTCATTACAGAAAAGACTGTGGGCGCATTGTTTAACTTTATGCCTTTTATTACTATTGGTTCAAAGCATTTTTATAAACAACTCAGAACTTTAGGCATTGTTGATTATGATGAATTGTTTGACTATTCATTTGATGAAGTAGATGATAATAATCTACGCACGGATATAGTGATCGAAAATGTCAATAGATTAGTCCAAATGCCTTTACATGAATTAGAACTTTTAGTAGACTCTATCAAAGATAAATTGATTTACAATTTTCATAGGTCGTGTGAGATTTCTTTATCATATGATAAATGGCATCCATTAGCATTAGAGACAATAGACGTTTATAATACAACCGGTGAAGTTTATAATCAATCTATAATCAACACTTATGTAACATTGGTGGGGCATTTTAATAAATAAGAATATTGCTGTATGAAGCAATGAAAAATAAGTCTTGGACCCGGGGGCGGTACCCGGCAGGTCCACCATAGACACATTGTTTAGTTATGGGTTTGGCCCCGGGATTTGCGTATGCGAGTCGGCAGTGTGTCTATGATGGGCCTGAAATAGGATCGACAGGGCAAAGAGTATCAGAGTGGACAGCACGGCAAGGTAGAAGTCGTTAGGATTGGGGGAACCCGGTCGAAGAAGCAGAAAACATAATTGCAAATGACAATTATTACACTGAGGAACTACGCCTAGCGGCGTGAGTCTCACGGGGTTGACTACCTTGTAACCCAATAGTCAGAAAAGGCACTTCGGTGCCTTTTCTTTTGGTTAAACTGACTAAATACTAGAATGAAGAAGTATCGATCCATTTTTATTTCAGACGTTCACCTTGGTACTAAAGATAGCCAAACAGGAAAACTTAACAACTTTTTGAAACATAACAGTTGCAATACATTATATTTGGTCGGGGATATCATAGATGGATGGAAGATACAACAAAATAAATGGCGTTGGAAACAAAGTCACACTAATGTAGTTCGTAGAGTATTAGGTCATGCCAAACGTGGAACTAGAGTGGTATACGTAGCGGGCAATCACGATGAATTTTTAAGAACAATGATACCCTACAATTTTACTTTTGGTTTGATAGAAATTCATAACCAAATAGAACATGTCGGTGCTGATGGCAAACACTATCTAGTCATACATGGTGATTTGTTTGATGGCATTACTAGACTAGCGCCTTGGATAGGATTTTTAGGGGACAAAGCGTATGATATCATTTTATCGCTTAATAGCAGATTCAATTGGATCCGTCATCGTATGGGTTTTGGGTATTTTAGTATTAGTAAATATCTTAAACACAAAGTAAAAAAAGCGGTTGATTTTATATTCCAGTTTGAAAAAAACTTGGCAGCATATTGTAAAAAAAGAGATTACGATGGAGTTATTTGTGGACACATACACCACGCAGAGATCAAAGAGATAGACGGCGTTACATATATGAATGATGGTGACTGGGTAGAATCATGTACTGCACTAGTAGAACATCATGATGGTCGTTGGGAAATCGTAACTTGGACTAAGGAGAAAGATGATGAAAGTAAAGAAGATAGTAAAGAAAATGTATCAAGCAATATTGAACCATGATGAAGCAAAAGAAAAAGAGTTGTGGCTAAAGGCATTGAACAAATCATTAAAAAATAAACACACTCAAGTTATTAGATAATGTTACAAGATAAAATTACTATTGTGGTTCCTTGCAAAAATGAAGAAAACTATATTCACCATTTATTAGAATCATTGCATCAACAAAATGTTGGTAGTACTAGAATTATTATCGCTGATTGTTCTACTGATAACACTAGACAAGTTATCAGAGATAACAGTGGTTCATTGAATGTAGAAATCATAGAAGGTGGTCCTGTTTCATTTGCAAAAAACAATGGTGCCCGACTGGTTACTACTCCTTACATCTTATTCATTGATGCTGATGTTAGGTTCTTTAAAAACACTGTTATTAAAGATGCAGTGAATGAAATTGTATCTAGTAATTTGGATCTTATCGGATTAAACATCAAGTGCTATGACAATGATATTAGAGCAATCATAGGCTTCTCTATCTTCAATGTAATAAATCACATATTGAAATATTTTTCTCCGTTTGCAGTTGGGGCGTTCATGCTTACCCGTAGAGATAAATTTATAGAATTTGGTGGGTTTCCTGAAAAGACTGTTACCTCAGAAGATTATTTCTTGTCAAGGATGTATAGTCCTAAAAAGTTTAAGATTGTCAATCATTATTTTGGTCAGGACAGTCGTAGATTCAAGAAGATGGGCTACTTTGGTATGGCTTCATATCTTGTCAAAAACTTTATTAATCGCAACAATAAAGCATACTGGGATAAACTAGACGGATCCAAATATTGGAATTGAAAAATACTCTTATAAATACTTTGATGAACCCTGATTATATTGAAATACTGCCCGACTACAGGGTTGACCTAGACCTACTCTTAGACGAGTATAATATAGTAAAGCAGTTATTATCTGACCGTAGACGCCCAA